ATGGTGTAACGCTCGTCCACGTTTCTGAACCATTAATACTTGCAGACGGGCACGATATAACTTTGCCATTATAATCTGTGCCCCCAGTCAAAGCTCCACTACTTCCAATATAACATGTTCCGTTTCCAAATGTAATACAGCTAAAGTTTTGACTACCGTTAGGAGCATTAGAAATATTATAATCAAGACTTGACCAGGATGTTCCATCATCTGTCGAATAATATATACCAGCGAAACCGGTTGGCGTTGTCGATGGATTGCCGGCAAGAGCTACAACAATAGTATTATCACGACCAATTGCGGCAATAGGAATTCCTGAAAAAAGTTGCGTCCAAGTATTGCTAATACCAACATACTTATATACTCTATTACTAAGTCTAACAATTAAAGAACTTAAATTACCATCAGAATTACAAAGAATAGTATTTATTGGACCGAAACCACTTGCAGAAACTTGGGATGATAATTCAGTCCAATGTTCGCCACCATCGGTCGAACGATACATGGTTTGACCCTCATATGATGATGTAGTTCCACCAGACGCATACATAATACTACCATTTGCCGATGATGCTACAGCGTGAGAATTTGTTATACCAATACCTTGTCCCCACGAAAGACCCCCATTATTAGAATAAAATACACCGCCATTATTTGGGGGGGTTAATTCGGCGGCTGCAATTAAATATTGACCGGTTGAATTGCCAGCAATATTAGAAAAATAAAGACCGTTACTAAATTGTACATCGACCCAAGACATTCTTTTTACTATTCTATATTTTATAAAATATATCTAAAACTATTCAATAAGTTCTATACCGGACATCTCTTTAATCATACGACGACTACAGGTCTCAACTAATAGTCCGTTTGCATAGATACCATAATTTCCGTAATAGCTCTCGTTTTCGAGTGCTAAATTCCAAATTGTATGAATGCCCTCCTCGGTATAAGGCTCAGCACGGCTATCTAGGCACGCCATAAGTCGGTACTTACGGTCTGTTACAAAAATACGTCCCATATACTCATTAATATCCGCACGCTGTTTCTCGGTAATATCTGGAACAAGAATAGAATGGTCGCCTGTAAGTACTAGGTTCTCTAGTAATTCGGGGTAGTTAGCTTGTTTACATACGTATAGACGTTTCATTGAGTGTAATGTATTTCCTGGATTGTACATTTTGGAGGAGCCAATCATATCGACCTTCTTATAGCCATCGAGTGATGTTTTTACAAGTGTACCTGGTGTTATTGTTTCGATTGGCAAATAGACCTCCTTATTATCGACCAGGCAGAGAATCTTTGTGCCTTCCTTGAAGCAAATATTGTTATTTGAGCGTAATATACTATATCCGTCAGTGTCAGGATTTACACTGAGAAATCGAAGTCCGCTATATTCACTTACATATATATTGACGCAATTATAATTATTATTTGTTATAAAAGGGTCCGCTGTAACAGGTGCGCCAGGTATACCTAAATTTACATTTATAAGTCCTCCTAGTCCACTCGATGGCGGGAAGGAGGCAAGAGAACTAAACGATCCAGATAGAATATAGAGTTGGTCTCCAAATATTTGAATATTATTACAGAAATATCCAGTCGCTGTTACTGGCGCCCATGTTATAGTATTAGCGGCAATATTTGCTGATGAGCACGATTGAACTAGTCCGTTAGAACTGAGAAAACTAGTAGTAAAAGTTCCAGCAGAACCAATATAGCAAATTCCGTTTCCAAATGTGACAGAACTATATATATAAAATGGCGCCGCACCTCCACCGCCGGCGGTGGGTAATTCGCTAAACGTCCATGTACCTCCATTGTCAGTTGAATGATACATTTGAGGACTTCCATGTGATCCAGTTCTAATGTTGATAATTACAGTAAGATTTGGAGTTATAGTATTATCACGACCAATTGCTTGAATTTCATAAGTAACATCAAAATTTTCCGTCCAAGTAGTTCCGTTAAAAGACCAGACACTACCTCCAGATAAAATAATTAAAGAATTAAGATCACCGTCGGAATTACAAGTTATAGTTTTTATTTGACCACTAACTCCAGGCTGGGTTGGTATTTGAGTCCAGTGTTCACCGCCATCAATAGACTTATATATACCTGTTGGACTAAGGGGACCAAGAGCAATATTAGCAGACGCATACATAACAGCACCATTCGAAGAGGATGCTACGGCACAAGCAGTTATACCCACTCCGGACGCCGGTCCCCATGAAGCACCACCATTATTAGAATAATAAACGCCACCAGTATGTCCAGAGTCAAATGCGACGGCTGCAATTAAATATTGACCCGTTGAATCGCCCGCAATCTGATAACTAGGAACAACATTACTAAATTGTACGTCAGTCCAAGACATTCTTTTTACTATTCTACATTTTATAAAATAAAATATAGAACGAATTAATTTAGGCATCTACACACCCTTACCGGTAAAGGCGGCATCCAGGGACGCTCCTTGTAGAGGTGTCGGCATAGCCATAAATTCATTATCAATAGGAGTGCCGGAGGTTAGATTACCCTCATCAGGAGCACCGCTCTGTATCATCAATGAATTGTTGTGTGTCTTTGCCGTGACATCTTTCACTTCCTCCAATGCGGTCGAGGGATTCACATAGTTAAATGCGCTCTTTTCTGTAACCGGGTCGTGTGTCTCCTGCATGTTGACGTAGTTCTCAAAGAACTCCTTAGCGTCCAATGTAACTGTTACAACGCTGCTTAGCATTCCTTCACCCATACAAGTACGATAATGAATATGGGGCGTTAGCTCTCCCTTGATAGGCACAGTGTACGGCTGTGGCTTACGTACCTTGAGTGTGGCGACACCAGAGTTATCGGCGACTGCTACACCGGCGTTACGATAGGCAAGATAAGCGTGGCGCCAATCGTTGATTCCGTGTAGGTCCTTATTTGCGGGCTCAGATGCCCAGTAGAGTACTTTCGTACCGGGATCTACTAAAACATCAACGGACATATCAGCGTTTTCGGGGGTCTGCGCCTTTAATACTTCACAGGGAACAAGGGTCTTGCCGAGGAACGGTAGATAGCTATCACGATGTAAGCCAATGAGAAGTGCAGCAACGCCAACGGCGCCGAAGAGTAGATTTGCTAGAAGAACATTTTTGCCAGTGAGATATGAAATAAGGTCCTTGCCCATAAAGCTCTTAACACCCCAGTTGAGACCACCAACTATGAGTAAAACCATTGCAATTGCGTATGCCTTCGCTTTCCAATAGTTGTTCATTCTGTGTTATTCTCTGTTATTATGCTGCTAAAATCAATTCATACACTTTTGTATCTACGGGAATATCTTTTGCCGCACAGCGGAATTGCGCAAATATCGGCTTCTCTACCTGAACCTTTGGCATAGCATTGTGAACATCAGCGGCAAGGGCACGGTATAAGTCAAAATCAGGATAACGTTCTTCACCGCTGGGTGTGCGAAGGACATTCTTACCATCGTCATCCGTGAGCCATTCCCATAGCATATTATAGACAGCACTAGTAGTTTCAGGATAGAGTTTTGACCCTTCACGACTCATAATCTTAACGGGTGTCGAATTTGCAGGGCGGTCCGGAAAGAGTGATTCAAGCAACGATACAGCAAGGCGGCATAAATCGAAGGAGGTGTTGGGCTCGACCTTTTTGCCTTCGGCAGAGTCGTAGAACGGCTCGCAATTGTACTGAGTAGCAGCGTCGTTGCCAGGGAAAAACGCATCGGAAATGAAAAAGCCAACCTTAGGAATCGTAAACGAAGCACGACCAAAATCGATAATCTTCATTAGGCGACCGTAGGTAGGAATCTTCATATACCACGTCTCTTTACCCTTTACTACACGGTAGTAAATATCAGTTATTCCGGTGCCGTTCCACATAATATTGTTTGTATGTAAATCGTTATGAACAAATCCGAAATAATGTTGTGCAACGACTAAACCGGCAATGACCTGGAAGAGCCACGCTGCCCAGCGTACATCTTTTGTTTCAAGCATAACAGCATCATCACCATCCTCTTCATCTAGGAGTGTATCCATTGTACCGTCCGCCTTTTCTAGCAGGGAAACCTGTACAGGGAAATTCGAAAACTCGACAAGCTCTTCAGGTTCATCGCTATCATACGAGCCGCCACTACCACTACCACCACCACTACCACTAGAGTCTGAGTCCGACTCAGACCCAGATAAACGCTTAAGCCTCAGTCGAGGATTTGTTAGTTTTACAGGCTCCTCACCACTTGTAGCGGGCTCCTCCTCGCTGACCTTAATATCCTCTACAGTCACTACACCACTATCGGCATCGACTGACACGAAGTCGTCAAGTGCTAACGCTTCTCCAGGTTGGGTAAAGAGTGTTTCTAACGATTTCTTCGCTACGGTCTCATCGGCACTCTCTTGATATTTGAATAAACCTAATCGCTGATGTATCTTCCACCACGATTTACGACGTAAAGAATCGTACTCTTCAGAGATGTTATATACATACTTATCAACACGAGCGGAGAATGTTCCGTAGCAAAGGCACCAATGTGGCGAAATAAGACTTTCAGAAAACTTTGAGGCATAGAGCGCAAAGAGTGCATCGACGTACGCCTCATTGAGCGGATTATTCACTTTCATAAGTGTATGCTTCCATAGTTCACTGGGTGCGGAAAGTGCGCCATCCTCGGGTAAGACATACTCTCCTTCCATTGCAGCAAGAGGGTCGACTAAGTGAATACGCTTAATAAATATATCTCGTTTTGTTCCATCGGTAAGCTTTATGGCACCTTCAAAACTAGAATCGCTTTGACGTTCAATATTACTAACCAACTCTCCTGAGATTCCGAGCCAGCAGGATTTTGTACCGACAAAAGACGATTCGAAAGACGGTTGTAGTTTTTCAAGTATAGAAAAGTATGGTTGGGGCTTTTTGAACTCGGTCATTGCTTCGTGAATAATAGTTGGCATTTGAGCACCACTTCCAGATAATGTTAGAGATTCAGGAAGTTCTTGTACGGCAGGTTTTGCAATACGAGCACCTCCTTTACCGCCCCCACCTCCAACTCCACCACCCCCACGACCGCTGCCGCTATGAGCACCACGAGCAGCACCACGACCACCACGAGGAGCACCACGACCACCACGAGGAGCACCACGACCGCCACGATTTCGGTTACCAGGCATTTCTAAGTTTCAGACCGGGTCTAATTTAAGAGAGTTTCCGCATATTTTAGCCGAGGATATGCGGTAAAAGAAAAATGGTTGAAATAAGTATCAATATAAATGAGTGCTCCGGCGAGACCCGGTATGGGATTAACGGCGATGTTGCCAAATATGGGAGGTGCCGAGCCCGCTTCAAATCGCCCTACTATGAACTTACGTCTCAACAAATTCAGTATGAATATGATTCCTGATGACGGAGTTGTTCTGTTTATTGGACGCCGTGGAACCGGTAAGTCGTGGCTTATCAAGGACTTAATGTGGTATAAACAGAAGTTTCCGATTGGAACAGTATTCTCTGGTACTGAGGGAGCGAATGCGTTCTATTCTACGATGGTGCCAAGTCTGTTTATTCACGATGAGGTCGTTCCGCAGACAGTATCCAACGTACTCAAGCGTCAAGAGGCGATTACAAAGCAGATTCGCAAGGAGACAGAAATACGGGGGTCCTCGCAACTAGACCGTAAGGCGTTTATCATTATGGACGATTGCTTGTATGATAATCGCTGGGTGAACGATAAGTTTATTCGTTCGCTATTTATGAACGGTCGTCATTATGGACTTCTGTACATTCTTGCCATTCAGTATGTGATGGGTATTCCGCCGGTTCTAAGAGGACAGGTGGATTACGTATTTATCCTACGTGAAAATCAGGTCTCAGCTCGCCGTCGTATTTATGAGCAGTTTGCTGGTATTTTTCCAACATTTGAGCTGTTCTGTCAGATTATGGACCAGTGTACAGAGGACTATGAGTGCCTAGTAATTCACAACGGTGCACATACGAATAAGATTGAGGATTGTGTATTTTGGTACAAGGCGCAGCCACATCCTGAGTTTAAGATTGGGTCACGGGACCACTGGGTGCGGTCGGCAGAGTACGAGCGGCAGAAGGAACTTGCAGAACAAGCAGGCGATACGGGAATGCCTATGTTGACGACGGGGGCGGCGACAAAGGGACCGATTCTACAGGTAAATAAGTATTAGTAACAGTCGTCTGAGCCGCCAACTCCTCTAGATTCTGTCGTTCGTATATTTGCCACCGCTGAAAGAATTCTAATGTCCGCGGAGTCCAACGACGTCCCCGTGCACGAGGATTAAATGGATTCTTCCATAAGTAACCAGGCGCAGCGTAAGGATCCTGGCGAGCAAGCTCTCTTAGCGCATTGCCTAGTTCTATTGGTACTCTATGGACCATTTACAAACTCCACGCAAAAAGACCTTAAACCCTTAATATTTATCGGATGCTATCCATTTAAACTATGATATGTATATTTTTATAAATACTAAATGCATTTTACATCATTACATTCAGGAGAGGCATTTGCGAATACATATGGATTTAGCGGTTGTTTAGTAGTAGATATTGGTGGTAGAAATGTGAATGGCTCTTTGCGACCCTTTTTTGAGGATAAAGAGATGCGGTATGTTTGTGTTGATATGGAACCTTGTGGCTCGGTGGATATAGTTGTGCCTCCTGGTGAAAAATTGCCATTTGAAGATGGTTCTGTAGACTTAATAGTTTCTACATCTTGTTTTGAACACGACCCGTGTTTTTGGCTAACATTTAGGGAAATGACTAGAATTATAAAACCAACGGGGTATATTTATGTAAATGCTCCTACAACCGGTCCCTACCATTGTTTTCCAGGAGATAATTGGCGTTTTTATTCTGATGCAGGTCAAGCACTAGCATACTGGTCATCGAAACAAATATCAAATGAAAATATATATCCAGTTAAGGTTATTGAAACATTTAATGTGTTAGGTACTGCTTGGAATGACTTTGTATGCGTATGGAAAAGAGTAGATATTGAACATAAAGAAACAACTATCACTACTAGTTTAGATATTATTAACAATATAGGTATATTGGAAAAAAGAATTAATGAGATGGGAATGGAAACACGTAAAAAATGTTAAAAATAGTATCGATAAATCTCTTAGAGGCGCTTCGTTCTAATATCATAATAGTCACTATTTTTATGAGTAACTAGTCAAACTATTTACACATAACTAGGATTATATATTATCTAATTACTTATTGCGGCGTGTGTTCTTCGACTTGCGAGTTTTCCGGGTTTTGCGCAATGCCTTGCGTCGGTTCGGAAATAGTCTTGCCATCTCACTTTCAGCTTTTTGTGCAGCCATAATTATAGCAACATAGTAATACTTTTCGTTATTTGTGCCTGGAGCCCACTCAGACTGCAATGCGAGAGTTCCAGTAATTAAATCATAGTAAATCTGCGTGGGTTTTACTAAGTTTATTAACTTTACGTGAAATTCACGTCCAGCCATTGTATCCGCATCACGTAATTGTTCGGGAAACATAGTATCATTCGACAAAAAACCAGATGTTCCACGAGCAATATCTTTATTGCGGATCATACTGTCCGCCACCTGTTTCAACATATTTATCGGATACGAAGCCAATTCGCTGGCGTTCATTGGCTATTATACTAAGGTATAATAATATTTTTAACAAATCAAACTCTAGCGAATGTAATCCACACCGCCGTTGAATTGATTATTGGCAGCAGTGGCAGCTGCAACAATTTCAGCACCGCTGCGACCAGTGCTACCGAAGCCGCCATCACCACGAATCGTTGCCCCGCCAGGAATCGTGTCAACAATTTCAATGCGTTCAAAGGGCTGTAGTTCAGGACCGGCAATCTGGAAGTATCGGTCACCGAACGCAACGGCAAAGTCCTTGCCGGTAGAATAGACCATAGCAAGTAGCGGACCACGGTAGCCGGCATCAATCAACCCCACGGAATTCGCCATACGAAGGGGTGTCTTGGAGATGGAGGAGCGGGGCAGCATCCAGTACGCACGGAACCGACCGAGCATAGGGTCATAGATGGCAGCACGGCAGGTTTGACTGACCTTCACAGCAGCACCTTCACTCGAACTTCCGCCAACTGCAGTTGGAGCCATTCCAGGAACGGAAGCCGCAACGGAGAAGAGGTCAAAACCAGCATCCCGCTCACCACGGGGCTTCGCCATATATGCGGCAGCCTGCTTCAGATACATCTCCTTTGTGGCAGGGTCATCGGGAACTAGGTAAAGCACTAGCATAGTGTTATACCTTGTTAGAAATACAGCCGACCCTGTGTCAAATTTTTGTCACTACATAAATTTGGACACACAGTATCCGCTATTACACTTGTAATTGGCAGGGCAAATGCCATCGGGGTGCTCAGTACTACATACTGACTGGAATCCCTCATACTTACGTGTCCACTCCCAAACCGCCTTGTGCGTAAAGTGATAGACTAGCGCAAAGATGACACCATGAACAATCGCAACGACCAGATTGCCAGATGCCTTAGAAGGTAGAGTGAGCACTACTCCTGGCGTGAGAACGACAAAGAGTAGAGCGGTAAATACAGCCATTAGATAACTGTGCATTATTGTTTCTAAAATATCATG